TTATCAAGAAAACCTTCACTCAGATCACGTCCTCTACCGCCAAAACCAAGCACAGAGGTAATCTTGCCTAATATCCCCTGAGATGAATCTTCAGCAGTTCGCTCTAGTTTCAACAAGTCCTCAGTAACACCATTTATGTTATCTTCCATCAACTTGAGTAACTTTTGAACAGTAGGTCCATCGCCCGCGTCAATAGCAGATCTTAATACTTTGATCTGTTCTTCAAGTTCACCTATCTCACCACCCCTTGTTCCCGCTGGGAATCTTGCGCTTAAGTCACGTAGCCTGCCCTGTGAGCCAACACTCTTTCTTTCAGCAGTAGGCAATACCTTCTGTCTAACCGAAACCGATGCTGTACCAAGGAATCCAAGAATGCCTTGTGGTGACATTTCGTTCATCTTCTTTATAGTCTGAGAAATTTCCAGCATTCCTTTTCTTGCTTCAAGGAACATCAGCCTCATGGCATCTATCATGTGCGCAATAGCAATGATTGCTGTTTCAATACCCTTAGCTATAGAGTCACCAATACGTTCCATTGCACCACTCTGAGCAATGAATTCAGCTATACCTTTGAATGTTGATGTTAGTATTGGCGCAACTTTTATAGTAAGAGTTTTCCAAAGATTATCAAACACAATACCGAGATCCATGATGGCGTCATTCATTCTTTCTACCATCATGGCCTCACCCATTGTAAATGTGCCACCTAGTTCTTTGTATCTATCCATGAACCTTTTAAGTCCTGAAGAACCTTCTGAAAGCAGAGGGACCATCTGCATTAGAACTTCTTCACCCATTTGGAATGCAGCTACCATTTGCTGGCCTGGAGTTTTCAAAGCTGCCATAGCATCAGCCAGAGCAAACATCTTTTCGTGAGCCGAGACTTTGTCTAATTTCTTTGCATCAAGACCCAACATCTTAAAGGTTGCAGCATAGGTCTTATTACCTTTTGCCGCTTCAGCAGTCCTACGAGTCACTTTCATCAATGCTGTGTTGAATGAACTTACCTCGACGCCAGATGATCTTGCAGCGTACTGCATACCCCCTAACGCTTCTGTCGTAGTGCCTAAGGTCCTTGCCATCTTTGCCGTTTGGTCGATTGCTTCAGCGGTTCGCTTTATCATCAAAAAGATGCCGCCACCAACAGCAACAAAAGCTGCACCAAGCAGTAAGACTTTCTTCATTACCTTCTTTATGGTTCCGGTAAACTTCCTAAGTCTTTTCCTAGCCTTAGCCAGGCCGCTTTGTAAAGCGTCGGTTCGCGCTTTTATGTTTACGAACAGTGTACCAATAGTTGCCATTACTTATTGCCTTTGGAAATTTTACTCGCGTGCACAAGTACGCTCATCATTTCTTCTGGAGTCTGGTTCTTCTTCTTCTTCTTATAGTAAGGCATGAAGTCCGCCGGAGACAATGCCTTGCCTCGCTTTCCTTTGTTAGCATTGGCAACAACAGAACAAACCATTCCAGTCCTGAAGTCATCCATCAGTTCACCCAATGGTTGTATTGAATCGTAAGCAATCCATGCTGATAGTTCTTGTGAATCCATATTATCCAAAAGCTGCTGTATGGTCATTCCTAAAGAAAGGGCCAACCTGTGAAGGAACATCCTTCTCGGGTTGGCCCTTAGATTTCCGACAATTCATCAATATCTTCATCTGTCATCAAGTTGACACGTTGTGCTTTATCAAACAACCTAGATATAACAGCACTGGACTTCTTGCCGAGATCGTCAATCTGATGCTTTTGAAACATCAGATTTCCTTCTTGATCGACTAAACATGCAGCCAATAACCGAGCCCTAATGTTGAGCATTGAATCTTCCTTGCTTCTTCCTTTCTTCTCAATGCAAGACAATTCAAATGCGTCACGTTCTTTAGAGCCCATGACTTTCAGAATTACGTTGCCGCCCCATTCTGGAACATGCACAACCTCAATCTTTCTATCGTCAGATTCAAGAATTTCTTCTACAGATACAAACTTGGTAGAAAGATCATTGTTTGTAGTTTCATCAGTCATAGTCATGTTCTACTCCTGTTATTATGGGTCAGTGGTTGTAAGTGTTGCTGCTCCGGTCAGCTGTATTGTCACTGATGCTGTTAAGGCATCCTCTGTCTCAATCGCAGGAGACACATCTGTGATCCAGCCGGCACACGCATAGGTAGCAGTACCCAAAGCCACATTGAATGTTATCTTGTAGAAGTACACGTCTGGTGCTGCTGTTGTCATCTGTGTCGTCAAGAACTCGTGGGTATCTTCCCTGGGGTCATACCTTAGGTCTACTGAGAGCTCGCCAGCTTCGTAGAATCCATTGAGTATGAACTCTCTAGCCGTTGATGCTATGTTGGTCACATCAGCAGTGCCCCTACTAAGACCTCCACCATCAATGCTAGTTATCTGACCTATGTCGGTGTAGCTACCATCAACCGCTGTTGCGTAACCTAATGTAGTGCCATGTCCATCTACTGCTACCATTGCTGTTTCCTTTTACTAACTTGGAATTGTAGACACGAAGCCTACGCTGTAAGACGAATTCACTTGAAAGATGCCCATAGAAGAACCGTCCTTAGGTGTTCCATAGACATCATTAGAATTGTTGTGTATCACTGACTTGACTAATACTGATTCACTTGTGCCGCTCCATCCATCCAGTACCAATCTAACCTGCTCTGTTATCTCTTTCACAGAGGCGTATGTTGTCGCATAGCAACTCAAAGAGAAGTTTGCGTAGGTAAGACCAGTGTGACCAGACATAGCTTCAACAGGGCTACTACCTACGTCGTATATCACATAGGGCAGGCTCGCGCCTTGAGGCGCAGCCTGTGGGTATATGCGAGTGCTAACAAGATCAGTCACGCTTGACTGGCTTGTTAGCCTGCTACGAATTGCCTGCTCTACATATCCCATTTACTTCTTCGCCTTAAGCACCGCTCTACTAAATCTTATCTTCTTGCCAAAGTCACGAGTTCTTTCTGATTTGATCATCATTCTTTTTGTGGTAATCCTGTGCCTGTGTTTCTTCTTAACTGTTGAGTGCAATTCCATCAATTCCTGTAGCATCAACTTCCACGTCTTGATTGCTTTCTTCCACTTACTGTCATAAGCCCTCTTCATGTAATGATTACCACTAACACTACCTGAAGGCACGTTGGTCATAATGTGACCATGAACCGTCTTTAGACGTTTGACAACTCGCTCCTCTGTACCTACTTCAAAGAATATCGCCCAATACGGCTTACTGTCACCACCTCTTGGGGCTTTCTTAGTGTTTACAAATGTCCTGCCCGATATCATCCACTTGCTCTTCTTGTCTACTCTACTAACAATTGCACGAGGCAATAAAGTTGCTACTCTTGGATAGCTAATCTCTGAAGCATTCTTTCTTGCTTCTTCTCTGATTACTGCGTTACTCTGGTTCATTGCAGCAACCATGTACTTGCGTCTGATGTCACTACTCAAAGAAGCTAGTGCCAGGTCTAGTTCCTCATCACCAGTTATAGGCTTATACTTTTTGCCACTTGCACTGGTCTTGATGCTACTCCTGTAGTGCCCCATAGATATTCTTCGTGACTTTGCCATTACTACACATCCTCAATGCACATCAATCTCAAGCTGATGTTTCTTTGATCTGGATTTATAACTTCCGTGATGTGATACACGCTTGACCCAAATAGGATTCGGTTCTTTGGAGTCACTCCACTCCTATATCTCATCACTACCCTGTGACTTACGAGGGGATTAGTTTGCTTTGCTATCTGTGCCTCCCGTCCACTGATCGGCTCGATCGATGCCCACACAGTAGCGTCTGTTGACCATGAGTCTGTAAGCTCGCCAAAGGCATCTGTTGACTCAGATGTTGACTGGATAGACACGCGATGTCTAAGGCGACCTGCTCTCATTGTGCCTCTGGTAGTGAATAAAGATTGAACAATGTCTCTACTACGTTTGGTAGTTTAGCCACGATGGTCCCTGTAACTACTTCCTCTCTGTGTTCATACCAATGACCTACTAGCTGACTTATTGCGACTCGTAACTGTTCAGGTACGTCCGTCGTGGCGTCACCATATCCAGCGACAAAGGTTACTGTTACTGCGTTAGTATCGATCCTTGTCGTAGGGAAGGAGCCATTGTAAACAGGTACAATTCTCCCTGGCTTAGATGATATGTCTACGTCGTAGTCATCTGTTGACCAGGTTTGAGTGGAACCATTGGCATCGACATATTGAATACTCGTTACAGATTGCAAAGGAGGCAAGGGCACATACATCACACCTCCTGGTGGGAACTTGTCTAGTTTCCATACCCATGTCTGAGTGATGAATGCGCGTCTTGTCATCTGCTCGCCATGCTCTCTGGCTGCAACAATGTAGTTATCTATCAGCGTGTCGTCATCAGAAGTGTCTACACGGATCTGTGACTTAGCCTCAGCAGTTGTTATTGGCTCAACGGACGGACCGCTAGAGAGTGTGAGTCCCATTACTTAGCCTTCTTACTTCTTTTCTTTGCCGTTGGAGCTGTGGCAGCTTCAACCTTCTTCTTAGTTGACACCTTCTTAGCGTATCCACGCTCGCAAAGCATAGCACCTTCCTTTGCATCAACGTCTACAATGTCGCCTGTCCTCCAGGTGAAGTTTGCGCCTGCCATACAAACTAAGATCTTGACCTTCATGTTGCTTCTCCAATGAGGAGGCAGGCCCCTGTGGGCCTGCCCTTCGTTCCTCAGTAAGTTACTACGGCTGAGTGATAATCGCCGCTGCGCTTGTTGATGTAAGTCCTGAGTCCCAGCGGTCAAAGCCGAACCATGCTACTTGAGCATTGGCTGCGTACAGCTGGTCTGCATACAACATCGACATGCCTCGCCATGCTACCCAGTGGTAGTCTCCATTGAACAGAACAACGGAGATGTTGCCTGTCGCCAATGCTGGCATGTTTGTATTAGTGAATACAGGGAAGCCAAGCATCTGGTCTGGTGCAGCAGATAGACCCGCTGTCCACAAGAACTGACCGTTGTCATCAGTCAATGATCTGACAGCCTTTAGTGTTGCTGGTGCCATTGCCCAACAGATATTGTTGCCCTGGTCAAAACCACTGTTTAGGTTGTACCGACACTCAATCAGGTTGTCTGCAGTGATTGTAGTTGTTGTGGCTCCAGCGGTACTAGTGAGTCCTGCAGTGTTGATGATTCCTCTTGGCTGTGCTGAACCACTACCAGTAAGAGAGAACTTGTCGTGCGCCTGGCCGAACGCTTGCCCGATCTGTCCGCTAACGAAGCCGCCAAGATCTTTCAAGCTGTTCTGTAATTCCCAACTTGCTTTCACTAGACACCTAAACACATAACCTGTAAGAGTGAGGCCGCCTAGCGCAGGGTCAGTCTCAGAACCAGAACCTTCCTCAGCAACCACCTCTGCTGCCACTGCCGTCGTGACGAACGGGATCTTGATGCTTGTGTCTACTTCCTCAATGTGACTCTTGTCCCACACAAAGGACACCTGCCGTGCTATGTCTTGGATGGCTAGTGCCATAGCACCGCTCACCGCGTATCCACCCTCTGAGTCGGTACCTTCCTCCATAGCGCGAAGTTCTCGATCATTCAGAGCAGCTTTGCCGCCACGCATGTATGTCTTGAACGCTTCTCTGTACTCTTTGGAGTTGACCCCTGATGAGGCAGGAGGTTGAGATGTATTCTCAAACGTCGTACCCAGCGGTGTGTCAATTCGCTCATCGATCTTGTCGAGTGTTGCTTCTTGACGCTCTAGGTTCTCGTGGCGCTCAATGTTCGACTCAAGCTCCGCAATCTCAGTTTCTATATTCTCGTAGATGTTGACTTCCTCAGAAGTCATGTTTCTATCTTCACTGTCAGCGAGCGTGATCTGTTCTCTACACTTGGAGATCAGTTCAGCTCTCTGGTTCTTTAGTTTGTGTGACTGTTTCATGTTATACCTTCCGGCTCTCAGTGCATTCACTCAACGTGATATGCGCACTGATAGCTTAAGAGTTATTGTTGTTGTTTGATGGTGCCAGCTTGTACCGCCAATGCTGGTGGACGCTTTAGAACAACGGTGCAACGTGACTCGGCACACTGCTGCTGCTATTCCGTCAACTAAGTATATCGGTCAGCGGTAGATGTTCAATCACTTTTTCTTTCGGACTAACAAAGTATGTGTACTTTTGTATTCCCACTCGACGAGAGATAACTTTGCCCTTCTTGTGGCATTGGCGAGCCTCGCCTGCTCACGATCATCATTGACAGACTCTGAGCAATCATCCTTCCAGCCGTCGTGTGAGCGTACAGCCATTGACGTGTCTGGATATGCTGGGAACGCAACTATGCTCACTTCCCTCAGTTCAACGTCGTGCAGTGTCCTCACATCTACACCGTCTCCGTCTGTGTCCCAGGAGTCACGGTTCACAACAAAGCCAAAGGAGGCTGCGTCGAGATCGCCACGCTTGAGAAGCTCGACCACATCCATCCCTACAGAAGTCTCAGGCGGAGTTATAGTGACCCTCAGACCATGATTGTCTGTAGTAATGTCTAGTGTGCCATTGCTCTCTCGACCGATGATCTTGGACGAGTCGTGGTCAACAAGCGCCCTGATGTCCGAGTTATCAGACAGTGTGTTGTTGAAGGCGTCTCTATGGACAACCTCAACAAAGCCGCCAAGATCAACTGACCTACTATTGAACACAGAGGCGTAGCCGATAATCTTTGGTACACCACTAGAGTCATCAAACCTAAGTTCTTGAACAGCTCGCTTTTCTAACGTCGTCATACTAATTCACCTTCATTGCTACGGGAGCCAATGATCGCTAGCTCCCTGTGTACTAATTCGTCTACACCTGTGGCCTTCAATTCTTCGGACAATTCCCTCAGGAGATTTACTGCCGTCGGCACATCTTCTGAGCCTGAAACTACCGAAGCAATCGACTGCTGGTATTCTTCTGCAATCCTTGTCGCTGTTCCATCTGCTGCGCCTTCAATCGATTCTATGTTGGCACCAAAGGCACAGGATGATTCATACAAGGGCTTGAGCATCGATGCTACTACGCCTTTGTGTTGATCTTGAAAGTCTCTCGTTAGCCAGGTCAAGAAGTGTTCTACGTTTGGCTTGTCTTTGTCTAGGTACTTGGTGACTGCCCTGTTCAGTGCAGAGACTTCTCTCTGTATGATACGCTCCGCTACTCCTCGCATCATTGGCTTGAGAACTGACTTCATGTCAACCTCGCTTCTCTTTGTAGGTGTTGGCTCGCCTATTACCTCTGTTGTGCCTACGTCTTGAACAGAGCCAAGCGGCACCATATTGAGAGGTGTCAAGTATTCATCTCCGCCTTCTATGGGTGTCATATCCTCAAGCGACCTGATGTCGTTAGGAGAAAGCCAACCGTTACTTCTTCCAATAGAGTATGCGTTATACCTCGTAGTAGTGTCGCCTCTAAGTAATCCGTCAACCTTGAACTTGACGAACAAGTCAGGATCGTTACCTAGTAACGTCTTGTCTAGTTGCTGCTCCCACAATATGAGCCAAGGCCTTATGCAGTATGTGACATACTCGATACTACTCTGCTCAATGCTTCCATAGGAAGCACCTGCTGCCAGTTCACCTAGCATGTGAACTGGCACCATGAATATCCTTGCAATGTCCTGAACGCTGAACCTCCGTGACTCAATCCATTGTGATTGCTCAGGAGGCAAACTGATAGGCTGGAACTTCAACCCTTCTTCAAGGATTGCAAACTTGTTACCTTGCTTTACTCCCTTGTGCATCGCTGACCACGACCGCTTGAGATTAGCAGCAGCATCATCAGAGAGCCTCCCAGGAGAAGTGAGTATGCCACTAGGTATAGCTGAGTTGTTGAACCAGCTTGCTGCGTACTCTCGTTCTCCTAATGCGAGACCGAGTGAGCCCTTGAGCATGTGTATAGGGCTGTACCCCATAATCCCGTCTGACCCTAGACCACGAATGTGAAGTATCTCAGAAGAACTCAATACTCGCTCGTTGTTGTACTCGTACCAAAGTCGTCCATCTTCCTTCTTGACTCTGATGTTGTCAGGATGAATGGGCCAAAGCGCGATGATCCTTCCCGAACCATCTCGTTGAATCTGCATGTAGGCATTGCCTCGCGTTAGCAGATGTGCTTGCATTGTTTGTCTCAACTGGAACGCAGTCTGCTCACTGTTCGGAGAATCATGCAGGAGGTGGTACAAGGGTTCGTCTACAGCAATCGCCTTCGAGTCATTCTCACGTCTATAGATATGAAGTGGCAATGAGGCAATGGTGTCTGATATAAGACGTACTGCGCACCACCAAGCTGGCAGGCTGTATGTACTACTGACGTTGACGTTTACCCCTGACGAACTTGTGCCTGATAGTGAATCTAGCCACTGCTGAGTAGGATTAGCCAGGCTCTCTCTTTCTTCGACTTGCCTAGACCTTCTGAATGGATTGAGCCTCATAGTGAGATAATTCCTCTACTGTCGTAAATGCTTTGTTGATTATCTTGTCTTTGCACTAATGCTCGTCCCATAGCCATAATAAGTGCCACAACACAGTCGATCTTTTCAGTGCTTTTCTTCTTGCTTGGTCTAACATCTTCGCCCATTGAACTCGTTTCAACCTGAACATTGGAAGCGCACCATCTCAACACTGGATGATTACCATGTCTAATCTTCCCATTTGTGATCAGACTTTCTAATGCCTTTGTTGGACCAGTCATTGATCTAAATGACTGAGGAAAAGAAACAACTGTATGTCCTTCCTCTGAAAGTTGAGTAGATAGCTGTGTGGCATTCCATCTATCTATTGCTATTTCTTCTATCTTGTATAACTCTGCTAACTCATTGAACTTTTCTCTTACCCTGTCATAGTCAACTACTTCACCAGGAGTTAGTTCAATATGACCTTCTTTTGCCCATTGTAGATACGGAACACGATCTTTCTTTTCCCTAACCGTTGCGTTGTCCTCTGGTACAAACGGGTAAGTCAAAACATCATAGGTACCATCTTCATAGTCTGGGAATACAAGCACGAGCGCGGTCAAGTCCCTGGTGCTTGATAGATCTAGTCCCGCATAACAACTGCGACCTAAAAGATAATCTAAGTCTGGTTCCTCAGAGTTCAGGTCAAAGCTTGTCATCTTTAGCCATCTTGATTCTTGTTGTGTCCATTGGCACAGCATCAATCTTTTGAATGTGTTCTCATAGGATGGCTGTTGCTTTGCCTTTTCGCATTCATCTTTCATATACTGAAGTGGAACTGTGACATCTAAATTCGGTTGCACTCTTCTCCATACCTTCTCACAAGTCCAATCTTCTTCGTCACCAAGCGTATACAAGACAGGCAAGAAAGCACTGTCATTTATCACATTGTCCCTAACCTTCTCTGCATGGGTGTGCATCTGGTAGCAGATACTGTTGCGGTCATATCCAGCAGTGGTCAAGCTTATAAATAAAGGTTGCTTATGAGGACCAGAGCCAGTGGTCATATTTCTATACAACTCACCATTCGGTTGTGTGTGCAGCTCATCGAAGATAACACATGAAGGCATCCTGCCGTGAGCAGAATTAGCATCGCTGCTCATCACTTGATACTTGTTTCTTTTGGCGGGATACATAATAGACTTTTGATAAACAGCAGTTGCTTTCCTAAGAGTCGCACTGCTGTTGATCATATCTTTTGCCATCTGGAAAACAATTCCAGCTTGCTCTCTATCAGATGCACAAGAATAAACCTCTAGTCCTTCTCCTTCATCAAAGAGCAAACTGTATAAAGCAATGCCCGCAGACAGTGAGCTTTTCCCTTGTTTCCTTGGGCATTCAATATAGACCCAGCGGTATCTTCTGCTTCCATCCTCTCGGCACCAACCAAAGATTGATCCAATTATTGCTTGCTGCCAAGGCTCCAAAATAAAAGGTTGCCCATTGAACTTCCCCTTATTGTGCTTGAGCATAGTGGGAAAGAAGTCGATTGCCTTGGCTGCTAATTCACAATCAAAGTAGTCACCAACAGATGCAGTTGCAATTGCATCGTAACCAGGCAACAACTCACTAAGCGAACTTGAGTTGATATCTAGGGTCTGTTGTTGATTCGTCTTGATCATTTTGTGTCGCTATTTCAATCCTAGTCCTAGATGCTGGCGTCAGTCCAAACTCTCTCAATAGTCGCAACAAGTCACTACCCGACTTCCTGGCTATCGACACATAAGGGTTCTGCTGTAGATACTTTAGAGAACCATCAGGATTCTTTATTGGTATCACTTCACCCATCTTGCTGACCTTCTCCTTAGCATTCTTCCATTCAGCAAACGCCTCACATAGCAGGGCGAGTGCCTTGCCATCACAAGTGGCAAGCACGCCTAGCTTCTCAAGTTCAGGTATGATGGCCTTCCATGCTTGCTTTGCCTTTGGGTCCAGCCATGCGGGACACCTTGGCTTGCCTGTCTGAGCGGTCACACACTTCTTTGATTCTGACACACCTCGCCAAGAGCCCCTATCTAGCTTGATAGGTGTAGGTGTTGGAGTAGGCCCTCTGCTACCCATCACAAACCTCCTTATTCAAGGCGTCAAAGATTTGATCTCTTACGCCCAAAGATAAACGTTGCATCATGAATGGTGGAACACTCATGCCGCAAACATAGCCGACATCTTGATTGAGAAAGGTGTAGTCTTGTGGAAATGTTTGAGCTCGTATTATTTCAACATCCGAGATTCTGCGAGGTATTGTTGGGTGTATTTGTTGCCGGCAGGATCCACTTGCAAGTGTTGGTATTGGTCTTTTTTTGTGTAATCTATTTGCGTTGAAGTAAGACTTTTTGTGATGCACTGATGATAATGAACGCCCTTGTTGACATTGATCCCAAAGCTCGAACTCCTTTGACGTTATTTGCAACAGGTCTTTATCTGCTTGATGGTCCTCAATTTCATTGAAAGGAATAGGTTTTTCACGAAAGTCAAATGACAGTTTTTGAATGCCGACCCGATTTGCGATAAAGAAAACACGCTCGCGTCTTTGTGGAACACCCATGAAAGCAGCATTCAAAAGAAACAGTTGGCAAGAATACCCTGCATCTTTGAACGCTTTGAATATCTGCTTCACATATCCTTTGGCTTTACCTTGGATCAAGCCCTTCACGTTTTCAGCAATAACAACTTTCGGCTTTAGTTTTTTTGCAATTTCAATAAAGTCAAAGAACAAATCATCAAGCACTTGATCGACCTGGCCCTCACGAAACTTTTTCTTGTCGCCCCAATTCTTTTCCCGATTACCAGACATTGAGAAGCTCGAGCATGGTGGTGATCCATCTAAGATATCTAATTCAAATAATTCTTTTGGCAATTCGTTGTCTGGTATATTGCAAAACTCTTTCACTCCCATGAAATAGGAATGCTTGGGCTTGAAGTTTGTTCTATACAACTCGACCATCTTTTGATCTATCTCAACACCACCAACAACATCGTAGCCGGCAAGCTTGTAGCCCATCGTTGAGCCACCACCACAATGAAAACAAGAAAAGACTTTCAAGCCATTTGAATCTATCTCTTCTAGCTCTGGTAGATTCCAATAACCGCATTTCAATTCATTCATCATATTCAAAACCACATTTTGGACATATGTGTTCAAACACACTAAAACTATTCTCCTTCAATTCTTTCACTCCTACACCAGGCAATGTAAAATTTATGAAGTCATCAATTTCTTTGGTTGTAAAGCCAGTGACAATTTCGTTTATTGAATCATCACACTGAAGAATTGAAAGTTGTTCAGCCAAGGCTTCTTGATCCCATACAGCTAGTTCAGATGTTCTATTGTCGGCTATGGCATAGGCCATTGATTCTGAACCCGACAAATCACTATAAACAACTGTGAGCTTTTCCCATCCAAGATCCCTGGCTGCCGTCAAAGTTCCGTTGCCGGCAATCACTTCATTTTTCGCATTCACCACAATTGGTTTTTGTTGGCCGAACTTAACTAACGAAGACTTTATCGCTTCAATGTTTCGACTGTTATGACTCCTAGCATTAGCAGGATCAACAGACAAGTCTTGAATTGGAATGTGTTGTGTTTCCATTATTGACCCCTACCCCCAAAAACCCGGGAAGATACACAAAGAGGTTCCCCCCTTCGGTCCCTTATTATCGGCCCAATAATGAGGGTCCACCCTACCCCC